CACTGCGACGAACACGCCCGCCCAGTCGTTCATCGTGGGCGGTACCTACGTCATGTCGGCGGCCAATCCGCTCGCCTACTACAACTTCAACACCAAGCAGTACGAGATCACGGTCGACATCACGGCTCAGGTCATCGGCGCGGCGGGCAACGTAGCGGCTGGGACGATCGTGAACATCACCGGGGTCGCCGGGGTGCAGGTTGTCAACCGCAACGCGACGGTCTTCGGTACGGACATCGAGACCAACAGCCAGCTCGCGGCTCGCGCCATCCTTGGGTTTGCCTCGGTCGATACCGGAACCAAGGGCGGTTACGAAGAGACCGCGGCGAGCACGATTGGGATCATCAAGGCGGACGTAGTGTCGTCCGGCGACCCCCTGATGATGCGGGACTACGACCTCCTGCGGATGAAGCACATCGGCGGCAAGGTCGATATTTGGATTCAGGGGATTCAAGAGGCGACCGTTCAGGACACGTTTGCTTTCAGCTTCGGCGTCGCGATCGGCGTTCAGGTCGAGATCATCAGCCCGACCTCTCTCATCTTCCAAGTGCTCGATTCTCGAGTGACGACGACAAGCCCCATCATCGAGATCCTGAACAACCCCCTTCAGAACCTGGGGGTCTACAACGCCACGGTGGGCCAGGCGTACGACCTCACTGGGGTCACGATCCTCAGCTACAACACGTTCCAGATCAATGCGTCGCTGACCGATCAGCCGACCACCAACATCGACGATGTGATCTACGCGGACTACCGCTTCCGCATCAACAACCAGTTCATCTTCACGCAGCAGCCCGTGAGGAGCGTGGTGTCGGTCGTTGGACAGGTCTCCGGCCCGCTCGTCCCCACGAACGGGTTCCTCCTTTACAAGCCCGACGACCCGCTCCTCAACGGCGAGAGCACCATTGCTCAGAACTACCTCCAGGTCATCCAGTACCAGGGGGTACCGTCCGGCAATTCGATCACCGTCAACAACGAGATCCACGTCCTCATTGGTTTCCAGAACGAGCCTCTCGACTCGATCGGGATCAACACGGCGACGGTGGCGGTCTACAGTCAGGACCGTTCGAAGCAGTACGCGGGCCCGTCTTCTGTGACGCCGGACTACGAGATCATCCAAGGTACGGCGACGACGCCGGCCCAGATCGTTCGGACGCCCGACTCGACGATCCCCAACGGTGCAACGGTCTCCGTGGACTACGTCCACGACGAGAACTTCACCGTCACGTATGTCATCAACGAACTGCTTCAGCAGCTTCAGCAGCTCGTCAACAACATGCGGCACGTGACCGCCGACGTGCTTGTGAAGCAGGCGATCCAGAACTTCATCAACATTGAAACGACGGTCCAGCTTTCGTCCGGTGCGACCAAGGACACTGTCGACCCGATCATTCGTACGGCTGTCAGCCTCGCGCTCGACACCAAGATCATCGGGGAGGGGATCGCGCAGTCCAACGTCGATACGGCCATCACCAGCTCGTCGGGCGTGCAGTTCAACGTCCTCCCGATGGCGCTCATGGCCTACGCCGATGGGTCGATCAAGCTCCGCGAGTCGTTGGCCTCGAGCTTCGTTCTCCTTTCCTCCCTGGCCATCGGCGGCAACCAGGTGTTCATCCTCACGCAGGAGTTCGAGAACCCCACCGTCGATGCCGGAGGGCCCGCGACTGCGACCCACGGAGTCTTCCAAGATGACGTGCAGCTCACTCCGGCGATCAGCTTGGCTCAGGTGGGCACGCAGCCGAAGCAGGCGTGGATCATCGGGTCCGAGGGGGCGATCATCCAGGGCTACTCAGACGCCGCCACGCTCGCAGCTCAGGGATTCTTGCCTGATCAGATTGCGGCTCAGCAGCTTCACCTCACGGCCAACCATGCTGTCGTGTCGCTCTCGGGTGCGGGTCAGACGCCGGACAATCCAGGCAACCACGTCTACACGGCCACCTACGAGGTCTATGGCGAGACGGGCTCGCAGGACATTGTGGCTGCCGACGTCGAGTTTATCGACCTCGGCAATATGACGCTAACTTATAGAAATTACACGGGTTCTTGACATGCCCTACGGAGTCGTTTATGGCTTGTACCACCCCTTGATGGGGGAACGCCGGTATATCGGACAGACTATTGGGACGACGTCGCGTCGACTGTCAGGGCACGTGTCCTCTGCCAGATATAATGGTCATGGGCGTCCTCGGCACGTCACTCATTGGGTCGGCTCTCTCCTTCGTGAGGGTCTTAAGCCAGAGATTCGAGTCTTGCACACCGCCTCCTCGCAAGAGGAACTCGATACTCTTGAAGCCAAAGCCATTGCGGATGCTCGGGAAGCTGGGGAGCGGCTTACGAACCATGACGACGGGGGGCGCGGGGGACCGGGTCGAAAGCTGTCCGAGGCCCACAACGCGAAATTCCACAGCCCCGAAGTTGTGGCGCGGATGGCGGCTACGCGAAAGGGCCAGCCTTCTCCCAGAAAGGGGGTGAAACTGTCCGCCGAAACGAAGGGTAGGATCAGCATAGGCAAACGCGGCAACCAGTGCAGACTCCGACAGGACGTTTCCACCGACGCCATCTTGCAAGGGATCCGAGAAGGTAAGTCTACCACTCAGCTCGCATCTGAAATGGGCGTCGATAGACACACTGTGTTGAACCGCTACAAGAAGGCGGCTCAGGTGGTTCCCGTGCCAGAGTTGAACCCCACGACGTTCAAACACTCGGAGGATGCCAGGCGTCGTATAGGTCAAGCCCAGGTGGGCCGTAAACGCTCCGCGTCTTCGGTAGCTAAGACGGTCGCAGGGAATACCAAAGTCTCCACTGATTTGATCATACGCAGGCTTACCGAGGGGCTTTCTGTGTCTCAGTTAGCTCAGGAAACGGGCGTGGGCCGCTCGACAATTTACCTCCGGTTGAAGAAACTGGAGAGGATGGCGAGCCCCTAATGGCGAGATTTCAATACGATAGTAACCGTGAAAATTACACGGTCTCGCAGACAGGCCGTGAGTACCAGCTCCGGCTCGCACAGCGCTCTCAGGCCGTCTTTTCGGCGCTCCTGAACCTTCTTCCCTCGAACTGGGTGTCGAGCATCCAGGGGCCGAACTACACGAACGAACTCAAGGCCGTGGCTGTCGAGCTTTCGAAGATCGAGTTGGCCCTCGAGGACGTGAGCTGGGACTACAACTTCGGCGCGCTCCAACCCGATCAGTCGACCCGCACGGACTTCACGTGGTCGATCATCGGCTACCTCGTGCTTGTGAACAACGAGCTTCCCCCGCTGACGTTCAGCGACGTGGCGTTCAAGCAGTTCCTGCTCTCGCTCATCTCGATCTACTTCCAGGGCTCGGTACCTGAGGCCATGGCAGAGGTCGCGAACCTGCTCATTCAGGGCGACGTCGTGGTGACCGAGGACTTTCTCCTGGTGCGTGAGGGGGCCTCGGGTCTCGACATTTCCGACGAGTTCACCTTCAGCGTGGACGTGACGGCGGCTGCTGGTGGGGGTTTCCCGCCGAACGCCATGAACGTCGATGCCACGGTGCGGATGCTGCTGAACATCGTGAAGCCGGCTCACACCCTCTTCCAGATTCGCTACATCTTCAACGATCAGTACCTTGGGCCCATCCTCGACACGATGAAGTGGGGCCTGGCCTCGTACTACTACGACGATTTCCGGTCGTACTGGGGTGGAATTCGGAATCGCGACAGACTCGGCAAGAAAACCAACCAAGCAATCGTCGGGGAGCAGCACGGCGGGGATTTCTAGGCCCCTAGTGCTTCTATGCGCCCTCCGAAGGAGGAGACCAAATGGAGATCATCGAGACCCCGATGCTGGCCCGAGCCAAAGTGCTCGTTCACCAGTCCCGTCCCACCGCTTTCGACTCGGAAACCGGGCTCTGGCTCTATGAGCAGGTCGGTGAGGACGAGGAAGCCTGGAACCTCATCACGAACACTGGCCGTGTTCAGCTCCACACGCAGGTCTACGGCACGGCTGGTCTGCTCGGGAACGGCTTCAACTACATCGGTCTGACCAACGACGGGGCGGCTCCGGCCCCCACCGATTCGGTCCTCCCCTTCGAGCTGACGAACGTGGGTGCGCCGGGTCTCGGGCGTGTTCAGGGTCTCGTCACGCTCCCGACGGGCTCAGGGACGGTGACCACGATCGTCAACACGTTCACGTATACGGGCCTGACCTCTCAGGCTGTTCAGAAGACGGCCCTCTTCACGGCTGTTTCGAGCGGGGTGATGAACCACGAAATCGCCTTCACGCAGCGCACGTTGTTCACGAACGACACGCTGACCCTGACGTTCTCCATCAGCACGAGCTGACGTGACCGCCGCACATCAAAATCAGGATGAAAGATGACCGGACAGTTCGCACGGCGGGCGTAAGGCATCACGCGACAGCACTCTGTCTCGCGGGGTCGTTCGTTTCTGCCGTTGAGGGTCTCGCTCTCCCGGTACCCCCTCAGTCCACTGAGATCAAGGTACCGGGTGGTAGGCGACGACTTCGGCAATCCGTTGGGCTCATTGCCGTCACGGAGCCCGTAGCGATCTCGGAGTCTCTCCAGGTCACGCACGGTAGGCACGTTGCCGTTGCTGATACCGTCACGGTTTCGCAGATCGGTGAAAGCCTGATCGGGCCGGATGGTAAGAAGGCCGGTTTCCGATCGCGGTTTTCGGCTGCGGCGTCTTTGGTCGGCGCGGCACCAGAGCCCCAAGCCCGCCCCTTACGGGGCAAGCCCGAAAGACCCGCTCGCTGCCCGGTTCAGTTGTTGTATTCACCCACCGTCCGTGAGGCGGTGGACATCGAAGAGGTCTTGGTCGGGTCAGTTGGCACCACGACCTTCGGCAGCTACTTCATCGAAGTCTCGGATGATGCGACGACGGCGAACCTAGGGGTTGAACAGCCGCTCACAGATTCTTTCACGATCGGTGACGCTACCGCCGACAACCAGCACTTCAAGACCGTCGTTGCTGACACGTTGACCGTGCACGACGCCGTGGCGGAACGGTCTGGGTTCAACCAGGCCGTCAGCGACGTGTTTCAGCTCGGCGAGATGTTTTCTGCCGGGTCCTCTCCGGTTGTTGCCGAGAACACTCGTGTCACGGTCACGCTTCTCCCGAACGTCCTGGTTGACGGGATACTTGATCGCGTCAACTACTCCATCATTCCCACGGGCGGAGCGTTCCCGGTTCAGGTCGTAGGCGTTCAGCCTGTGGTCGAACCGATTGCGAACGGTAGCAACGCTTCGGTTTTGAACCTGATCCAAACGATCGGCTCGGTGGCCGTTCCGATGACTGTGGTTCAGGTTCCCACGGTCAACTTTTCGACGCTGGGCGCTACGTACCTGTCCCTCGCGAGCCCGACGAACACCGAGACGTTCCTTCGGATTCTTCAGGTGCTCAGTCCGACGACCGTTCAGGTGGATCGGCCTCTTCTTACCGATCCCCACAACGGCAAAGTTCTGTGGTCGGCCTCGACGGGCATCACCTCGCTCATCATCGATACGACCAAGTTCACGAACGCGGGTCACTACGACATCACGATCGCCGGGCTACAGGCCACCTCGGTTCCCACCGGGGTGGTTCCAGTGGACCACCCGGCCTTGGCCAGTATTGTGGCGGGGTCGGCGTTCACGCCTCTCAGCAACCAGGCGATGGTGTCGATCAGCGCGCAGTCGAGCATGATGGCTGACGCGACGGTTCAGCACATCGTTCCGTTCACGTTTTCCGGCTCGTTCATGGCTGTCTCTCAGCAGCCTGAGGTGGTTTCGGTCGAGCCTCAGAACGACGGGCAGATCCTGGTCACGTTCAGCGAGTCGATGCTGATCGATGCCGATCTCTTGAACCCCCGCGAGTACATGCTCTCGGGCCCCGGCTCGCCGTATGTCGAATCCGTCACGACCGTCTCCGCGACGCAGGTGCTTCTCCTGCCTCGGAACATCTCGGGAGGGTCGTACTCGCTCCTCGTCGGCACGAACACGCCTCACGACTCGGTAGGCAACCCGATCGATCCGTTCTTCGACACGGTTGCTTTCACGATGTCGCAGCCGATCAACAATCGGTCGATCTTCACGGACTACGGACCGATCACGCGCCCCGCTCTCACGTTGGAAGTCGGCGTGGGCGTGAAGTTCCTCGACTACCAGACGGTCCAGATCACTGGCGCGAGCATCGCGTCCACCTACGTGGGTTTCCAGCTCACGCTGAATGGCACTTCGGACAACGATGGGTCGTTCCTCATCCTCACGGTGAAGACCCAGAACACGGTGAAGGTTGCCGCGAGCTTCACCTTGCCCGATACGAGTGCCCTCACGGCATCGTGGGCCATCGTGGATCCTCGAGATGGTGAGATCGCCGACGCCCCCGCGCACGTGTATGTGACGGTCAACGGGAACAGGGTCATTCCAGAGGAGGTCGTTGGACTCCTCGGCCAGATTGTCCTGCCTAGTGCGCCCATTCACGGGGATGACGTTCAGGTTGGGTACTCGTGGATGGCCAACCCGACTGTTGAGATCCGTAGGCTCAACAGCAAGGAATTCCGGCTCAACTCCTGGAACCGGGACCTCGGGTACCTCCACGAGGCAAGCTACCGTTTCAACAACGTTCTGCCAGTTCCGACGAACTTCACGACGCCCCCACCCGTTCAGCAGGGTAACCGAGCGTCGATCCTCTCCTCGAGTCAGGTCTACCTGCAAGACGGCAACGTCCTCGCTGACTACGCCGGGCTGACCCTCGTGTTCACGGCGGGCGTCAACGCGGGTGCCTACGACATCGTGAGCGTTCCGAACCCCAACACCGTCAACGTGTCGGGAACGCTCAGCAC